AGATAGATAGGCGTTTGAGAAACGCTTTCCCAGAGTACGATTGGCAGGATAATGGCGACACAGATGGGCGTGACGCGACCGTGACTGTCAATCAACCCTCGACGGTGGTGGCACCCTCCGCAAGGAGTAACGGTGCTAAACCGCGCAAAATACGGCTAACGTCCACCCAACTCTCCCTCGCTAAGAGATTGGGTTTAACCCCTGAACAGTACGCGAGGCAACTCGCAAAGGAGTCCTCGTAATGTCTGAAGAGCGCACACCAAGAACGACCACTACTCGAACAGTAGAACAACGACCGACTGACTCATGGAAGCCAGCCGCGATCTTGCCTGATCCAGAACCACAAGATGGTTATGTGTTTAGGTGGGTCAAGACTGCACTTCTAGGTCAGTCCGATAACACCCATGTGTCCAAGATGTTCAGAGAAGGATGGGAGCCTGTACGGGCAGAAGATCATCCTGAACTGATGTTGCAGTCTGATATAGGCTCGAAGTTTGAGGGCAACATTGAGGTAGGTGGATTATTGCTTTGTAAAGCACCAGAAGAAAAAATGGCTGCTAGATCAAGGCACTTCCAAGATATCGCGGCAAATCAAATGTCATCGGTCGATAACAACTATCTGCGAGAGAGTGACCCTAGAATGCCTATGCTCAATCCAGAGCGTAGCACTAGGACTACTTTTGGAAGAAACTAACCTTTAGCAGGGTTAGTGGTTATTAACTAGGAGGCCAAATTATGGCTACTTCTGCTACCCCTATGGGTGCTGAACCAGTTGATACCTTGAGTGCGAGCGGCTCTTTTACGGGTAAAGTTCGCCACATCAAGATTGCAAGTGGTTACGGCACCGCTATTTTCTACGGTGACTTCGTGAAGCTGGTTGCGGCTGGCACTCTCGAAAAAGCCGCAGTAACAACTGCTGTTGTTGCTGGCACGGTCGGTATTTTTGTAGGCTGCGCTTACACTGATCCAAGCACCAATCAAAAGACATTCAACCAACAGTTCCCTGCATCTACCGCAGCAGACGATATCGTTGGTTACGTTGTCGATGATCCTGACTTGTTGTTCCGTATGCAGGGTGATGGTTCCATCGCACAAACTGGATTGGGCAACAACGTATCAGCAGTAAGCACTGCTGGATCAACCTCAATCGGTCGAAGCAAAAATGCTATAGATGCGAGTACTATTGCTACGACTAACTCATTACCACTGCGTATCGTTGACTTTGTAGATGGGCCATCAAGCTCTGTTGGTGATTCTTTCACTGACGTGATTGTTACCTATCTGCCTCTGAGTCACGCATACGAAACTGCACTCGGCGTGTAAGGAGTAATAGGCAATGGCAATTTCAAGAGCGCAAATGCTGAAAGAACTCCTTCCGGGGCTTAATGCCCTTTTCGGGTTGGAGTATGAAAAGTACGAAGACGAGCACACTCTCATTTATGAGACTGAAAGCTCTGATCGTAGCTTCGAGGAAGAGGTCAAGCTGTCAGGTTTCGCAGCGGCTCCCGTCAAGGCGGAAGGTGCGGCAACTACCTATGACTCAGCACAAGAGTCTTTTACAGCCAGGTATAATCACGAGACAATTTCGATGGGTTTCTCAATTACGGAGGAAGCCATGGAGGATAATCTCTACGATTCTCTTTCTGCTCGTTACACCAAGGCGCTGTCTCGCGCTATGGCGTACACCAAGCAAGTTAAGGCGGCAAACCCGCTGAACAATGGTTTTGACACCTTCCAGTCTGGAGATGGCGTAACCCTGTTCAACGCTTCACACCCATTAGTCAATGGTGGCACCAACGCCAACCGTCCATCTACGGGTGCTGACCTTAACGAAACGTCATTGGAAAATGCGGTCATTGAGATCGCTGCGTTCACAGATGAGCGTGGCCTCCTGATTGCTGCACGTCCTCGTCGTTTGATCGTTCCTCCCGCACTGATGTTTACGGCAGAAAGACTGCTGGAAACTACGCAGCGAGTGGCGACAGCCGATAACGACATCAACGCAATTCGTAACATGGGTGCGATCCCAGAAGGCTATGCGGTCAATCACTATCTGACTGACAGCAATGCTTTCTTCATCATCACTGATGTACCGAATGGCATGAAGATGTTCGAGCGTACTCCGCTAGAAACGTCCATGGACGGTGACTTCGATACTGGTAACGTGAGATACAAAGCCAGGGAAAGATACTCTTTTGGCGTGTCTGACCCACTTGGAATCTACGGATCACCAGGCTCTAGCTAGAGCACTTTGGGTGGCCCTTCGGGGCCACTCCTTTTTTCCTGACAGAATGTTCCATGTGGAACAATCTGACACTAGCCACGACAGGAGAACATAATGGCTAATACAACTTTCTCTGGTGCTATCAGATCCGAAAGCACCTTTAAGACGATCAGTAAAAATGCGACCACTGGGGCTATCACTGAGGTTGCAACTTTGGGCGATGGCCCAGTCAGCTTGGCTGATGCAGACGTAACTTTAACTAATGCAACCCACAGTGGCAGGATTCTGCTGGTTCCAGACGGTGGTCAAGATAATACTTATACGCTTCCGGCTCCTATTGCTGGATCTGTTTTTAGGTTCATTTACGCTGGTGGCGCTGCTGATGCTACGGACGCGCTTATTCTTACTCCCGGCAACACTAATTTTTATATTGGTGGTGTTACTTTCCTAGATACGGATGGTAACGAAGTGAGTTCAGTATTCTCTGATGGCGACTCTAACAGCAGCATACAGTTGAATGTGCCTGCTGGATTTGATGTAACCATTATTGGTTTGAACACGACGAACTATCAAATCTTCGGGAATGTTACGAGCACAACTGCACCTGCATTTGCCGATCAATAGTAGGAGGCAATCATGGCTGATGCTGTAGCTACACAAACCATACAGGACGATGGCAACACAGCCATCTTCCGCTTTTCTAATGTGAGCGACGGTTCAGGCGAGTCTGCCGTTACTAAGATTGATGTGTCTGCACTGGCTGTTGATCCTATGACTGGTGCGGCTTGTACGAAGGTTTCGATTCAAAAGATCTACTACTCAACCATTGGTATGGGTGTGAAGATTTTCTTTGATGCATCATCCGACGTGCTGGCTTGGCAACTGAACGCAGACTTCTCGGATACGCTTGACTTCACTGATTTCACTGGCATCCCAAACAATGCGGGTTCTGGTGTGACGGGTGACATACAGTTCACGACTGTCGGTCACTCTAGTGGAGACGTGTATAACATCGTCATGCAAGTTAGGAAGCATTTCTAATATGGCTGAGAAGAAGAAGAAGAGTAAATCTCGCGTTAACGAGGCTGGTAACTATACGAAGCCAGCTTTGCGTAAGAGGCTCTTCAACCAAATCAAAGCTAGTGGAAAGGGCGGTCGCCCTGGTCAGTGGTCTGCGCGTAAAGCGCAGATGCTGGCGAAGCGTTACAAAGAATCTGGTGGCGGGTATAGAGACTAATGCCTCTTAAAAAATCTCAAAAGTCCCTGAAGAAGTGGACTAAACAAGAGTGGGGCACTAAATCAGGTAAACCGTCTACACAAGGAAAGAAGGCGACAGGTGAGAGGTATCTCCCGAAAAAGGCTAGAGAGGCTCTATCAGACAAGGAGTACGCTGCCACTTCCCGAAAGAAACGGGCAGACACAAAGAAAGGAAAGCAGCACTCCAAGCAGCCTAAGAAAATAGCCAAGAAGACAGCGAGGCATCGTAAGTGAGTTTGACTGATGCTGAGAAAAATAGGCTCAAAAAGGTCGGCCTGACTGGGCTGAACAAAGTTAAGAGAACACCAAAGCATCCCACGAAGAAAGCAGTGGTCGCTGTCAGGGATGGCGAGAAGATGAAGATCATACGCTTTGGTGATCAGAAGATGGGCCACAACTATTCCAAAGAAGCTCGTAAGAGTTTCAAAGCCAGACACGCCAAGAACATAGCCAAGGGGCCAACAAGTGCTGCCTACTGGGCGAACAAGACTTTCTGGAGTGGCCCTAGCGGTAGCAAGAAAAGTCCTCCTAAATCTCAAAAGCAAAAGTTTGGGAAGAAGTAATGCCGATCAGCAGAGCGCAAATGAAGAAGCAGATCAGCAGTTCGCCAGCCAAGAAGAAAAAGCAGGCCAAGGTGAAGAAGGTGATGAAAGAGTTCAAAGAGGGCAAGCTGAAGTCTGGCGGCTCTGGTAAGAAAGTAAAGAATCGAAAGCAGGCTATCGCTATCGCTTTGAACGAAGCAGGTGTTAGCAAGAAGAAGCGAAAGGCTAGGAGGCCGTAGTGGCTACGAGCGGCACGTTTACATTCAATCTAGACCTTTCCGATGCTATGGAAGAGGCGTTTGAACGTGCTGGGCTAGAGCTTCGTAGTGGATACGATTACAAGACGGCGCGACGAAGTATCAACCTGATGATGCTTGAGTGGCAAAATAGAGGCTTGAATCTTTGGTCTGTGGAGTTCGCAACCCAAGCTCTGACTGCTGGATCGAATCAATATCAGTTGGACGGTAAGGTTCTTGATATTGTCGAGGCGTTTGTAAGAACAGATGCTGGGGAACAAAACTCTCAGTTTGATCAATCGATGACTCGTATTTCAGTCAGTCAATACTCAAATCTTTCTAATAAGCTTACTCGAAGCAAACCGCTACAGTATTACGTTGAAAAGAATTTTGACTCAATCACGATTAATCTTTGGCCCACCCCTGATGATCAAGAGACGTATCAGTTTGGATACTACTATATGGAAAGGGTAGAAGATGCAGGAAGCCCAGCGTCTAACAATATAGACGTGCCAGCTAGATTTCTGCCGTGCTTGGTTAGCGGTTTGTCCTATCAACTCAGCCTTAAATACCCAGCGGCAGGCGCTAGATCGCAAGCCTTAAAGGCAGATTATGAAGAGCAGTGGAAGCTTGCAAGCGACTCGGATCGCAACAAGGCATCACTTTACGTTGCACCAGGAGGTTATTCGTTTTGAGTGCTTACACTAAGGGCAAGTATGCGTTTGGATATTGTGACCTGACAGGGTTCCGTTATCCTCTGAAAGATCTGGTTCCTGAGATAGTCAATCAAAGACCCACAGGGTTTTTGGTCGGTCGAGATGTAGTAGATCCAGATCAGCCACAGCTTCAGCTAGGAAGGCTAAAAGTGGATGATCCCAAGGCTCTGCGTAATCCAAGACCAGATCGGGGTCTGGAAGATAGTAGGGTGCTAGGGTCTTTTAACCCCGTAGGCCAAGTGGGTCTAGACTGTGTTGGTCACGTCGGCAAAGTTACGGTGATAACAAGCTAATGGCTTTCACGTTCACCACGCTAAAACAAGCGATACAAGACTATCTTGAGACAGATGAGACAACACTTGTTACCAATCTACCCACAATTATCACGCAATCAGAAGAGCGCATACTGAAGGCGGTACAGCTACCAAACTTCAGGAAGAATGTTACGGGCACGACCACACAGTCGAACAGTTATTTAGAGACACCGTCTGATTTTCTTTCGCCTTACTCTCTGGCTGTTGATAACAGCGGGTATGAATATTTGTTGTTCAAGGATGTGAACTTCATTCGTCAAGCGTATCCGTCTGAGTCGGCGACTGGGGTGCCTAAGCATTATGCTTTGTTCGATGACACGACTTTTATACTTGGGCCAACGCCCAACGCGAATTTGACTGTCGAGTTGCACTATTTCTACGAACCAGAGTCTATTACCGTTTCTTCTGCTGGTACTAGCTGGTTGGGTTCAAACGCAGAAAACGCTTTGCTGTATGGGTGCCTAGTGGAGGCATATACCTTTATCAAGGGTGAGCCTGATCTTATGCAGCTTTACCAAGCTAGATATGATGCTGCCATGCAGGAACTGATTGCTCTCGGTGAGGGTTATAGCACGACAGACAGTTATCGAGCAGGTGCAGTAAGGTCTGCAAGATGACAGCAGTAGGTCATGTCGGGACTGTACTAGTTGCAACCACAGATAACGGAGGGCACGACGCAGAGTTTTGGACAGACGCAGCGACAAAAAGAATCGTGAGCGTTGGAGAAAATACGCATCCTTTGATCAAGGAGCAGGCGTTGGCGTTTCAAGATCACATACATAATGTAGTTGGATATTACATACGAGAAGCGATCAAGAGTGATCGAGCAACTTTAGCCGCAGAAGTTGAAGCTCAAGGGCAACCTGATTTGGCTAAAATCATACGGAGACTTACATGAGCATCACATCTGCACTTTGCACGTCATTCAAGCAAGAGATACTAGTGGGCACTCACAACTTCACTGCTAGTTCTGGCAATAGCTTCAAGCTCGCTTTGTACACAAGCTCAGCGACGTTGAATGCAAGTACGACCGCATACACAACCTCGAATGAAGTGTCAGGAACAGGGTACACGGCGGCAGGCGCAGCGTTAACAAGTGTGACGCCTACAACATCAGGCACGACGGCGTTTTGTGATTTTGCTGATCTTACATTCAGTTCGAGCACGATTACGGCAAACGGCGCTCTGATCTACAACGACACCCAATCAGACAAAGCTGTTTGTACCTTGGCTTTTGGCGGTGACAAAACTAGCACCGCTGGAGACTTCACGATTCAGTTTCCGACTGCCGATGCAAGTAACGCAATCATCCGTATTGCATAGGTTGTGGCAAATGTCACTGGTTGGGGTAGAGGTACTTGGGGCGAAGGTGCTTGGAATGAAGAGGCTCCTGTTGCCGTTACGGGCCAAGAAGGAACGGGAGCGGTTGGATCGGTTACGGTCTCCGCAGACTCAAATGTTTCTGTCACAGGCGTTTCAGGAACGTCGGCGGTCGGTTCCGTATCTATCGTTGAGGGATCGGGTGTTACGGTATCTGTCACAGGTGTGGGAGGAACTGGAGCAGTCGGATCTGAGTCCGTCTCGGCTGATGCGAATGTTAGTGTCACGGGGCTTGCTGGGACAAGTGCGCTCGGCACGATATCAATCAGAACGGTTAATAACGTCCCTGTTGACGGCGTTCAAGCGACTGGGAGGATCGGTTCTGTATCGGTTGTCGGAAATTGCACCGTGGCTGTCACTGGTGTTTCTGGTACTGGTGCGACTGGTGCGACAAATGTTTGGGGGCTTGTCATACCTGGTCAAACAACAACCTACTCGTCTGTCTCGGACAGTCAGACAGCAAGCTGGTCAAGCGTTTCAGACAGTCAAACAGCAAGCTGGTCAGATGTTTCAGATAGTCAAACACCAAGCTATTCTGCTGTATCGAAGGATCAGACAGCAAACTGGGAAGAGGTAGCCTAATGGTTCGCAAGGTGAACAAAGTTATCAAGGGTTTAGAGAAAGCCTCTAAGACTCACAAGAAGCAAGCCGAAACGCTGAAGAAGCATGTCGCTTCGATGAAGAAGCCTAAGCCTAAGACGAAAAGTCGGAGAAAGTAAATGGCAGTTTATACCAATGACCTACGCCTAAAAGAGATCGCTACCGGCGACGAGGCAGGCACCTGGGGAACCAGTACGAATACAAATTTGGAGCTAGTTGCAGAGGCATTTAGTTTTGGTACGGAAGCTATTACGACGAATGCTGACACCCACACTACTACTATTGCCGATGGTTCTACTGATCCCGGCAGGTCAATCTATTTGCAATACACTGGCACTCTTGATAGCACTTGCACCATCACTATAGGGCCAAACACGGTTAGCAAACTATGGTTCATTGAGAACGCAACTAGCGGATCGCAAGACATCATCATTAAGCAAGGATCTGGCGCTACGGTCACTGTTCCAAACGGTAACGTGAAGGCCATTTACTCTGACGGCGCTGGCTCTGGCGGTAAAATGGTCGATGCGTTCACTGATCTGCATGTCAACGGCTTGACTAGTGAGGTAACTGGCAATGATGCGGCGCTCACGGTTATTTCAACAGATGCGGATGCTTCGGTTGGCCCTCTTGTTAACTTCAAAAGAGAATCAGGTTCTCCAGCAGATAGCGATGTGTTGGGCAGACTTCAATATCTAGGAATAAACGACGCTTCTGAAGATGTTACTTACGCTCAAATAGACACGATAATTGAAGATGCGTCAGATGGAACAGAGGACGCTCAGGTTAGGTTCAGATCAATAAGTGCGGGTACGATGAGAAGCCGAATGGAATTCTTAGGCGCTGAAACCGTATTTAACGAAGCTTCTCAAGACATCGACTTCCGTATTGAAACCGATGGAGCAGCCAATAAGTTTTTTGTTGATGGTGGCAACAATGTAGTTGTAATAGGCAACAACGCTCCTGTTAGTTCGGTGTCGGTTGATTCAACCTTTGAAATACAAGGCAACAGTAATGCTAATGCCGGTATGTCAATTAACCGTTATACGAGTAACAATTCTGGGCCATACATAAATTTTTCAAAATCAAGATCCACTAGCGTTGGGGATAATTTCACCATTGTGCAAGATGGCGATACCCTTGGACGAGTTTCGTTTGTAGCTGCCGATGGCGTTGATTTTGCTCACCAAGCAGCAAAAATCGTAGGAGCTTTAGATGGAACTCCCGGTGAAAACGATGTGCCGGGAAGGCTTGAATTTCACACTACTCCTGATGGTAGCAACTCAAGCTCCGAGAGGATGAGGATAACGGAGGGAGGTGATCTTTTATATAACACCACCACAGACTATGGCGGCAAGGTAAATATCAAAGCCGATGCAAGTGGGAGTTCAGAGTCGGCCCTTGCTCTTGTTTCGACTTTAGCCTCAGCCGCAGATGGCCCTATTTTAGACCTCAATAGGCAAACCGCCTCTCCGGCGGATAGTGATAATACCGGCCTCATAAGATTCAAGTCTACCAATAGTGCAGCAGAAACCGTTGCCTATGCAGAAATAGACACCTTCATTCAAGATGTGACTGATGGAACTGAAGACGGAATGATCCGCATCAGGACAATTTTGAATGGAACTCTTAGATCAAGGATTGAATTCGATCAAACAGAAACGGTAATTAACGAGGACAGCGTAGACCT